CCGAGGCGCCAGGGACGAAGAGCTCCGGCCCGCGCTCGCCGACGATTGCCGGCTGGCCTCCGGTGATCGGTCCGCCGTTGGCGAAGAAGGGAAGCGTCTTGAAGAATGAGCCGATGCCCTTGGCGAGCGGCTCGGTGATCTGCTGCCGGAAGAGCAGGCTGAGGAGGTCGCGAGCGAGCGCCTTGATCGTGTCCCGCAGCTTCTCGCCGGAGAGGATCGCGTTCTCAAAAGCGCCGGCGGTGATCTGGCCGGCCTCCAGCGCAATCTTCCCTTGTTCCTCAAGGAGCTTGTTTAGCTGCGCGGAGACCACGGCCTGCTCCTTGAGCTTCGCGACAATCTGCTCCTGCGTAGCGCCGACCGGACCGCCCACGTCCTTGAAGGCTGACAGCGCGACGTTCAGTTGGGCAACCTCATAGGTCAGACTATTGTATCGGTTCCGCAGACCGTCGATCAGTTCCTCCTGCGACAGACCGATGCGCTGCGCCTCCGGCAAGGTCTTGTTAAGCTCGCGCTGCGCCTCGACGATGTCCTTGTCGAGATCGACGCTAGTCTTCTTCGAGCGATTCAGCATTTCCAGAGCGTCCTGCTGAAGCTTCATCCCCTTCGCCGGATCCGTCGCCATTGTCGCGACGGCCTGCTTGAACATCTCGGTCGCCATCCTCCGCGCCTCATCCGCGGCCTGGCCCTGCGTGACGCTCAGGAGGTCGAACTCCTGCTGAAGCTTGCGCGTAGCCTCGACCGTTCCGTCGATCTCCTTCTTGGCGCGGTCGAATTTGATCTTGCGGATCCGGTCCTCGATCTCGCCCTCGGTCAGCGGAGCAAACGCATTGCCAATCGCAAAACCCATTTGCGCCAGCGCAAGCGGAATCTTGGTCAGCGTGTTGAGGACGCCATTGATCAGATCCTCGAAGCGAATCGCCGAAGCGATCTGCTCGTCGGAGAAGCCCATATCGGCTCCGGACTCGACGACCTTGTCGAGCCGCTGCCGCATCATATTGAGCGTACCGAGGACAGCCTCGCCACCGAAGGCGAGCTTTGTGATCTTCGCGATGCTCTTGGTCTGGTTCTCCAGCCGAGTCAGCGAATTTTGCACCGAGGCGAACGCAGCCCGCGTCGCGTCGACGGCCCTGAGCGTGAATGTTGCGCTAGCCATTGCGGTGTTGGGTTCGCTGCTGGTGGTTTAGGTAGGCGATCCAGCCGTTCATCTCGTGAGCTGGCATCTGGAGGACTTCGTGAGCGAACTTGCCGAGACGATCCGCGAGCGCGTAGACGGCGAGGAGGTCGGCACCAGCCTCGCCGCCGGCTAGTTTTTTAGCTCTTCAGCCTTCGGAGCATCGTCGGCCAGAATGGCGTTCGCCACTCGCGCGAGCACGTTGGAGTCCGCGCGATTGAGCAGCGTCGCCTTGTCCTCGATGGTGAAGAGCTTCTTCCCGTCCTCGCTCGTCGCCTTCATCAAAAGGATGTCGACGAGGAGCTCCATATCACTCTCGCGGCTCTTCTTGTAGAGGCGCGCTTTCTCGGCCAGCGTGACGGGAGTAGCGTGGATCGTAAGCTTCCACTCGGGCACCTCAATCTTTTTGGTCCCGAGGGAAGCGAAGTGTTCGCGAACTAGGTCAATAGCGTCCATCCTTCACCTCAGACCGTCAAAGTGGACAGCGCGCCGTTGCCCTCAATGCTGATCGAGCCCTCGACCATTCCGTCGAACGCGGCGCTGATGTCGAACTTCGTGACGATGCCGCTGCCGGAGTAGTAGGTGGAGGTCGACGCGATGCCCTCGGGATAGAGGTTCACGGTCACGGTGGAGCCGATGGTGAGCGCGAGTTGGCCGGCATCGGTCTCGTCCCAGTAGAGGTCGCCGTTGACGCTCCAGGTCTTCAGCGTGGCCTTCCGCGTGCGGTAGGTGTCGCCGATGACCGAGTCCTCGACGACGTCGGAGGAGTGGGCCAAGGAGTAGTTGCGGAGCTCGCCGATGGTGGTCGACGAGATTTTGACGGTGCCTTCGCGGCCTAAGTGGTTCGCCATTTTAGTCGGTGGTTAAATAGATGCAGGAGAAGGTGTGACGAGCGACGCCCCAACGACGTTCCTCGTCGGGTTCGATCACATAATCCACGCTTGTCAGAAGGAGGTCATCACAGACACCGCCCAGGGTCACGTCAGCCAGCACCGCGGCCTCGACCGCAGCCGAGCCCGTGTCGAAGAGGTCGTCGATGATCGTCGTCGAGCCTGCGGCCTCCGCGGTGAAATACTCGACCATCACTTGCAAGGTCCGGTACTGCGTCCGATTTGACGGTGCCAGCGTGCGGACCTCGACCTGCTCGTTGACCGCGTAAACCGCGGCCGACGGGAAGCTCGTCGAGGCAAGCGTGTTGTTCCGGCCCTTGAGGAGATTCGCCGTGGGCACGACGCCAGCCTGCGTCAGCTTGAGACCAATGGCGTTGCGGATGTCGGTGCGGGTGCTCATCGTGGCATATTCTCCTGCACGACGCCAGCTCCGCTGATGCGCGCGAATCCAAGGTTAACGGCGCGATTGGCGAGAATGGCGTCGACTTTCTTCAAGGTGATCTTCGCGCGGAACTGCAAAGCAGAGTCGATGTAGCGATCAGGATTGGGAACCTTTATGTTGGTCGCCGTGCCGGTCAGGAATGGCTTATCTCCGGTGAAGTTGTGCGACTCGACGCCTGCTCGCGCCGCGTGGCGACGGACCCAAGCTGGCACGCGCTGGCCGGTTGCGAGAGCGGCCGCGGCAAATCCAGCCTTGGCCCAGCCAACCTTTTCCTGCACCGATTTCAAATAGGAATCGGCCGACGAATTGCTGATCCACATCTGGTCTTGCACTTGCCACCGGCCGATTGGGCTGCGCGATACGAAAGGCACGCGCCCGTACTTGTTACGGTAGCGCAGATGGAACTTCCGCATCTCGTCGTTGGATGCGTTTTCGCGCCAGAACTTATGATAAATCCGTATGGTCTTTGATCGTTCCCAGCCTAGGTTGACGGCCGCGGTCTGGGTCCGCGCGCGCTTCGGAGGTTGAAGCGTAGAGCTTCCGATTCGCTGGAAAAGACCGATTGAGGAATAGCGCGCGTCGCTCTTCCGCCGGCCGCCGAACAGATCCGACTTGATCGCGTTCTCTCCTTGCTCCTTCGCAGCCTTCGCGAGCCCCGACGACTTCGGTTTTGCCGCGGTTCCAGCATCTCTCGTGGTTGGCGGAAGAATCATCATTATCGACCGTGCCACGTTGCCGGCCTCCTGCTTGATGACCTTGCCTAGATCGACGCGCGCCGACTGCGCCAGCCGCTCAAGCGCTAGGTCGAGCTTCCCAGAGTTGAGGGTGATGTCGATCATATCACCTTCGCGACGTCGATCTCGCAGCCCGCGCCCTCCGCGTCGAACCGCACCTGCTCCACGAAGTAGGTCGTGCCAGCCCGGACGAGCGTCTGGCTCTGCGCCGGCGTGCCAGTCACCGAGGAGGTAGTAAAGAACACCGTGAACTTCACGTCGTCCCGGCGCTGATCCTCGAACTCGTCAAAAAGGTTCCGGCTCGAAGACCAGACGCCGGTGATTGTGCTGCCGAGGTAAGAGAACGTGATGCCGGCTTGCTCCAAGATGGCGCCCTGATCGAGCGCCAGCTGCACGGGATCGAAGTCGCGTACTGCGGCCATACTTAATCGCCAACTGTCACAACGCGCGAGGCCGGCGAGAAGGCGTCATCCTGAGCGACGCCAGAGCTCACGTGCCAAAACTCCTTCCGCACGGCCCCGGCGATGATGCACGGGGAGGAGTTGATCGTGAACACCTCCTCGGCGTCGCGGATGATGCGCGGTAAGTGCGCCGGCGACTTGGCCCGCAGGATCATCGTCTGCGGCACGCGCCAGGTCAGCAGCTTCGCCTCCTGCGCCTCGTCTGCGAGGAACACAATCGGCCGCTTGGCGACCCGCCGGCAGGCTTCGATCAGCGCCCCGGCGTGGTACTGCTTGCCCTGCGAGTAGCCGAACGGCGCCAGAAGGCAGATCTCGCGGCTGAAGCCGTAGTCCTCAAGCGGCGGCTGCTCGTCGATGAGATCGAACTCGGGCCGCTGGTTAAGCTGCGCGAACTCAGGGAATAGCCCAAAGACGAAGTCACCCCAAGGTTTCCCGCTGGCTCGGTATTCATCGTAGCGGTGCGGCCAGATCTCAAGCTCGAGCACGCGGCCGAAGCGCATCTCGTGGCGCTGCTTGGGATCCGACGGTCGCGCGTAGCTGACGCAGCCGAAGAGCCCCCAGTATTGCGGGAAGCACTCGACGTAGACAGAATGACCTTGGCTCGCGAGATGCCGAGCGATCGGCAAGATGCGGATTATGTCGCCGAGGCGCTGGTGGTAGACGATACAGATTCTCACGCCTTAAAGACCATCGTGAGAATGTTCGGCCAGTCACCATCATTTTTGCGGACCGCGTCCTCCGGCGAGCCGATGAAGAC